TTAAGATCTTGTGAGAATATATCTTTAAGAATAGCTGATGCTTTAGCTTTTCCACTTACCAAACAAACGTTAATGTCTAGTATATCAAGATATAATGTAGCTACTCTACAAGAATTATCTAAAGTTAATATTCATGACTTTGGTATATTCTTAGAGTTAGAACCTGATGAAGAAGAAAAGCAGATACTAGAACAAAATATTCAAATAGCTTTAAAAGGTGGTCAAATAGATCTTGAAGATGCTATAGATATTAGGCAAGTTAATAATTTAAAACTTGCTAATCAAATGTTAAAGAAAAGGCGTAAAGATAAACAAGCCAAAGATCAGCAAATTCAACAAGAGAATATGCAAGCACAAGCGCAGGCTAATGCTCAAGCAGCTGAACAAATATCATTGGCTGAAGCTCAAAAACAGCAAGTTATAGCAGAGCAAAATATAAACTACGAACAAGCTAAGTCTCAGTTTTCTATTCAGAAAATGGAAAGAGAAGCTCAGATCAAACAACAGTTGATGGAGATTGAATTTAACTACAATATGCAGTTAACTCAAGCTCAAGCAAAAGCTAAGCAACAGAACGAAGACGTAAAAGAGGATAGAAAAGATCAAAGAACAGAAATGCAAGCAACGCAACAGTCTGAGCTTATTGATCAAAGAAAAAATGATTTATTACCTAAAAACTTTGAATCCGCAGGTAATGATACAATGGGCGGTTTTGGTTTAGAGCAGTTTGGCCCTAAATAATTTTATATTAACTATTATATTATATTATGTCAGAAGAAATAAAAGAAAACCTTAAAGGGGAATTAGAACAAGGTGAGTTTAAGGTTAAGAAACCTAAAATGAAAAAACTTACTAATAAAAAAGCTACAAAATCTAAAATAGATTTATCTAAAAAAGAAGAGGTTAAAGAAGAAAAACCTGTAGATAAAGTAGTTATTAAAGAAGAACCTGTAGTTAAAGAAGAGATAAAAGAAGAAGTAGTTGAAGCAAAAGAAGAAACTACATCTCCTATATCTGAAATTACTGAAGAAGAAGTTACTGAAGAAGTAAAAGAACCTGTAATTGAAGATGTTGTTGAAACGCAACCAGAAATAAAACTACCAGAAAACATAGAGAAACTGGTTAATTTTATGGAAGATACAGGTGGAACCGTTGAAGATTACGTTAGATTAAACGCTGATTATTCAAATGTAGATAAAGATACTTTATTAAAAGAGTATTACAAACAGACTAAACCACATCTTGATTTAGAAGAGGTTAACTTCTTATTAGAAGATAACTTTTCATATGATGAAGAATTGGATGAAGAGCGAGATATAAGAAAGAAAAAACTCGCTTATAAAGAAGAAATTGCCAAAGCCACTAACTTTTTGGAAGAAACCAAGAGTAAATATTACGACGAGATCAAGTTGAGACCGGGCGTTACTCAGGAACAACAAAAAGCTATGGACTTTTTCAATAGACACAACGAAGAACAAAAAATGGTTAAACAGCAACATGATAAGTTTAAATCAACCACTAAAAATTTCTTTAATCAAGAGTTCAAAGGTTTTGAGTTCAATTTAAATGAAAAGAAATTTAGATACGGTGTTAAAGATGTAGACTCAGTTGCTAGTAGTCAATCTGATCTTACGAACCTAATCGGGAAGTTCTTAGATAATAAAGGGGAAGTTAAAGACTATAAAGGTTATCACAAAGCTATTTTTGCAGCACAAAATGCGGATACAATCGCTAATCATTTTTACGAGCAAGGGAAAGCCGATGCTGTTAAAGATGTAATGGCTAAATCCAAAAATTTAAACAATGAACTTAGACCAACGTCTACGGGAGATGTTTTTATTGGAGGTATGAAAGTAAAAGCAATTAGTGGTGTAGATAGTTCAAAGTTAAAATTAAGAATAAACAAAAACAAATAAAAAGATAAAATATGAGTTTTCAAAACAATCCTCAACCCGCGGCTTTTCCTCCGTCACTCTTGCCTCATCAAACTCAAATGACTTTACAGTCTAATTACATGAGTTTTGACAGCGCTGGTGGTAGAGATTTCGCACAACAATATCTACCTGAGCTTTACGAAGCAGAAGTAGAAAGATACGGAAACCGAACTTTAGGTGGTTTCTTGAGAATGGTAGGCGCTGAAATGCCTATGACATCTGATCAAGTAATTTGGTCTGAACAAAATAGATTACACGTTTCTTACGAAGACTGTGCTTTAATTGCTTTAGGATTATCTATGACAGTTCCAATTGAAACTGGAAAAACTTGTGCTATTAAGATAGGTAATACAATAGTAATATCTAATGGATTAACTACTGTTAAAGCTAGAGTTACTAACGTTGTTGCTGCTACAGCTACAACTGCTACTGTTACTTTTCAAACTTACCAAGTTGCTAACGCTCTTGGGTTAGGTGCGGCTGGTACGCTTGTTAAGACGTTTGTATACGGTTCTGAATTTGCTAAAGGTTCTGGTGGAGCCGCTGCTAATGACGGAAGTAATTATGCTGGAATGTCAAGCATTGAGCCAACTTTAACACAATTTTCTAACAAGCCAATTATCTTAAGAGATAAGTTTGAAGTATCAGGTTCTGATACAGCTCAAATTGGTTGGGTGGAAGTTGCTACTGAAGATGGAACAAATGGATACTTATGGTATTTAAAGTCTGAGTCTGAAACAAGATTAAGATTTGAAGATTACTTAGAGATGTCTATGGTTGAAGCTGAAAATAATGGTGCTGCTGGTGTTGTTACTTTAGGTTTAGCTACTGCTGGTGCTACTGAAAATGGACCTGGTTCTGAAGGTTTATTTGCTGCTATAGAAGCTAGAGGAAACGTTTATAACGATTTCGCTGGTGCTGCTGCTCCTGGAGCTGGCGCATTAGGTGATTTTGATACTATCCTAAAACAATTAGATACTCAAGGTGCTATTGAAGAAAATATGTTATTCTTATCTAGAGCTACTGCTCTTGATTTTGATGATATGATTGCTGCTCAAGCTGGTGGAGGTTTTGCTTCTACTGCTTCTGCTTCTTACGGTCTTTTTGACAATGAAGCTGAAATGGCAATGAATTTTGGATTTTCAGGATTTAGAAGAGGTTCTTATGATTTTTATAAGACTGACTGGAAATATCTAAATGACTTTTCAACAAGAGGATTAATCGGAGACATCGATGGTGTAATGATTCCAGCTGGAACATCAACTGTTTATGATCAAAGTTTAGGATCTAATATCAGACGTCCTTTCTTACATGTAAGATATAGAGCTTCTGAAGCTGATGATCGTAGAATGAAGTCATGGGTTACTGGATCTGTTGGAGGTGCTTACACTTCTGATTTAGATGCAATGACTGTGAATTTCTTATCTGAAAGATGTTTAGTTACACAAGCTGCTAATAACTTCGTGTTATTCAAGTCAACTATATAATTATTAACATTTAAAAAATAAGAAAATGGGATATGTAAAATTACCAAAAGCCGATGGAGCTTTTGATATACTACCTGCTGAATCAGTAGGTTCAGTAAAACTTAGCACTGATACCGCTAAGCAAATAGATGTAACGTATATGGGTGGCGATGGTGCTACTGATACTATTTCTATAGCGCCTGTAGGTACTGCTGCTGGAGATTCATTTGCACAAGCTGATGTTCAAGCATTAGTTGAAGCTATTGGATTAATAGGCGGTGGATCAGGAATGATTAACGTTAAGTTAAGCAAAGTTGTTTTATCAACAAATGTTGGTGCAAGCTAATAAAACAAGATAATAAGATCCCGCTTCGGCGGGGTCTTTTTTAATTATTATATTATATTATATTATGGAAACAAAAGAAAAGAAAAAGCCTGTGGCTAAAGCCCCAGCAACTCCTGAAGTAAAAAAAGATACTTGGGAAGTAAAAGATAGATACTACCATTTACTTAATGGTCAATCACCTTTAACAACTAGACTAAACTCAAGACATTCTTCAAGAAAACCTTTAATGTGGTTTGATGAAGAGAAAGGATATAGTAGAGAACTTAGATATGCTACCAATATGAAGAGTCCATTTATGGATGAACAAAAAGGTACAGCAACACTAGGTCATATTGTTTTTGAAAATGGTGTTTTAATGGTACCTAAACAAAATCAACCTTTACAAAAGTTACTTTCATTATATCACCCAAATAAAGGTTGTGTATATTCTGAAAGAGATGAAGTGATTGAAGCAGGTAATGAACTAGATAATCTTGAATTACAAGTTGAAGCAATGGCTATGGCAATGAATATGGACGTAGACAAAGCTGAAGCTATACTAAGAG